TATTCCTGCTGTCTCAGCCCATTTACCCCACACATTAACATCATACTTCATCTCTACAGAAATAAATCTAGTCTTCTGAGCAACATCCAAAGAAGTAACATTATAGTCACCATTGTCTGGATTAGTAGTTAAGATAACATGCCAGTTAGCAGGAAGCTTCCATGATACATATTCTTGTCTGTCTAAGATCTCCATGGTTGCTTGCATAAATCTATGGTCAGCTCTGGTATAATCATCTAAGATTAAGAAACCACCCTCTCCTTTACCCTGAATCCATTCAGGAGCAGCATGTGACATTCTCTTTCCAATAACTTTGTATCCTTTTGCACTAGCTGCAGATATCTGAGACTCATTAATCCATGTAGTCTTACCTTCAGCATTTTGTATTTCAAATTCTTTTACAGGAAAACCTACCAAGTCACCTAATTCTTCTAACTGAGATAAATTAAGCTTTACAACTTGCATTTTCATCTCTTTACCTAATTGCATAATGGCTGAAGTTTTACCTAAGCCCGCATCACCCTCAATATTAATAGCCACAGGAACTTTACCGTCCTTCTGAATTTGTTGGTTATTAGTAACCATATGCTTAATAAAATTCTTTAACTCTTCTACATTTAATTGAACTTGACTCATAACTCTTTTTTTTGTTTTTATAACTCTAAACGGATAACTTTTCCTGGTAAATCTGTATTCATACTAGATCTCTCTGACAATACCCATAGGACATTTCCTCTAGGTTTAACATCTGTATCACATTCACCATCTGTAAAATACACCAGGCTTGTATATTTTTTAGTGTTTGCATTAAAATACTCTAAGACAGGGTCAAACTCAGTTCCTCCCCTACCTTTAACTTCTATCTCATTCTTACCCTTGTAAGGTGCTATAGATTTAATAGTTGTATCACATTGAATGATGGTTATTTCTACGCCAGCTTTATAGATATGGTGTATCTCATTCATGAACTCTTTAAGCTCAGAATCACTAACAGAACCAGAAGTATCAATACCTAACAACATGTGTTGTTTCATCTTAATCTTAAGACCAGGATTAGCATCAAATCTTCTATTCTCTTTTCTTCTGATTTTCTTGGTATAGACATGAGTGCTGATACCAGTAAATCTTCTGATATAACCTCTCCAGTCAAACTTAGCTTTAACTATCTCTTCTACAATAATAACTCCTTCTATCTCACCTGGAACATTACCTCTTTTCTTCTCAGTTTGTTCCTTAGCATCAGTAAGGACTTTCTGTAATTGTTTCTCTATAAGTTTCTGTTCAGCCTCTGTAAGATTCTCAAAGTCCTCCCAAGTGCTATGATCTGGTGTATCACCATTGTCTATATCATCTAGAAGATTATCCATATTACTGTCACCACAAGTACCATTTTGATCTTTCTTATCCTTTGCTTCTTTTAGCTTATCATAGTAATATCTACAACCAGCTTTTCTATCAAGATTCATATCTGGATAATCTTCAATCATAATACCTCTAGCTGGAACTTTGTTTGCTAGTTCCATTATCTCTTCTATAGGTGCATCTCTTTCTCTAGCTTCAGCTATCTCAATTTTAACTTGATCTCTGATATCATCTATTTCTTGTTTGGTATACTCACCACCCGGAAGCCAGTTGTTATCAATGTACTGATTGATCTCCATGTCCATAGCTACATTAGCTAGTCTCTTATCACTAAACTTAAAGAAAGTAGTAAGATGTCCAAATGCAATATGCAACAGCTCATGCTTAAGTAAACCTAATCTATGTTCCTCAGTAAGACTTTCCCAGAAATCATCATTGATAGTAAGCTGATAATTAATACCATTCTTACTAACACCTGCAGTTGGAACTCTTCTTTTGTCCCAGACTTTATTCAACATAATGAGAAAGAACCCATAATAGGGCTCTTTCAGCATTAAGTCTTTAGCAGCTTTACTTAGACTTTGTACTTTATCCATTAATCTTTTATTTTAATGTTTATTTCAAATTTATCAGTAGGATACCCGACCTGATCTAGAAAACCAACCATGTCAACTACAAAAGATTCCATAAATAATTCTACAGATGCTTTACTAGCTTTGTTGGCTGTCATTAAACTAAGAGTCTTAGGACCGGTAAGTTTCTTATCATCCATACTAAGACCCTCAAATCTCTTATATATTTCAGGACATGAGTCCTTCCATTCACTCATACTAGCAGAACCATACTTAAGTAGTACTAATAGTTCTCCAGTATATTCTTTAAAATCTACATTCTTTAATGCCTCAAATGCTACAACATGATTCTCTGTGTCTTCAGACTTAAGCATGCCCAGCAAGTTTCTTGTTTCTTCTTTGTTAAAAATCATTAGTCTTCTATTTTTAAAGTTTTTATTGCCCATTTTTCAGGTTTACCAGATTCAATCATATCTACCCATTCTTTTGCAGTAGGGATATAGTTATTACAATCCTCTTTAACATGTTGTTCTGCAACATATCTTGTATATACATCTTTACCATCAGAGTTGGTAATAGTCATACCAAATCTTTTTTCACATTCAAATATACCCTCGCTGTGGTGTCTGAACATTCTATGCATACTATGTCCAATCCATGCCTTAGTTTCATCTAACCAATTATGTATTTCCAAATAATCTACAGGAGACCCTCCAAACTTTTTAGCTGAGGATTTTGCATGTTGCCAAGGATGTGCCATTACTTTTTCTTTAAATGTTCAATAACTCTTTCCCAGTAACTTCTAGCTTTCATTCTACCATCTTGATATGGTGCTAATGCAAGTGTTGCTATGGCAGATTTTAATGATTCTTCTTTAGCTTCATCAATACCATGTAGCTTAATAGCATAGGCATACATTTCATCAGCTTTATCTTTTTCACTCATCTTCTGCTTTTTCTAGTAAACTACCGTCATGAAAGTAATCTTCTGTATCAGTAACTCTTACATGGTTATTTATAATATATTTTCCTGAAGGAACAGATATACATAAATTACCAAAACCACCTTCATTATTCCACCAGTCTTCTATATCATTTAAAAGTTTTTCTTGTGCAAAATCTTCAATTAAAGAATAAGCACTTGAATCTAACTCTGCCAAATTTGAATCATTTTCCCAATCATTTATATTATCACAAACATCTTCTGGAGTATTACACTTTTCTGTTGTATATCCAATCCATTCTATGGCACCGGAGTCTCCTCCACCATCATATTTTACTTTAACACCTGTAATACCAAGATCAGCCAACTTAAATAAGAGGCTTGTTAATTCTACTTCAGTCATAATTATTTTATTTTATAAAATCTTCCAAGAATGTTACCATTCAAATACTCTTCTTTTTCAAGAACCTCTCTAAGAAATTGATACTTGGTCTCATAATATGTCAATTCTGTTTTAGAAAAACATATCTTAACCATAAACCTTTTTATAACCACTCCTTTCTTGCGAGCTTCTTTAAGAGTAACATTACTACTATAATAGTTTTGATAACTAGGTTTAGTAATAGTTGTATACTTCTTAGTTCTTTTGTCAGTTATGTTCTCAAGTTCTTTTTTACCAAATTTCTTTTTAGTTACTGAGTAAAAATTCTTCTTGCCAACATACCTTACAGACTTACCATCAATCACTGCTTCCATCTCATACACAAATCCCACAGCTCCTTCTGGAATCATGTTCTCTTTAAATTCCTTTCCTCCATAGATCCAACTCATATCTCATATGTATTAATTGTCCAGTAACTTCAAGTAACTCAAGATTGATCATACCATTCTCATACTTTGAATCTTCTAACTGTTCTGTAAGAAGTATATTTTGTTCCTCAAGTACGGATACTTCATCTTTTAGTTCAGCAATTTCATCCTTATACTCTTTTTCCAAGTCTTCAATTGCTGATTGCACATTTGCAAAACAACCATTAACATAATCAATATGTTTCTCAAGGTCATTCATTGTTCTTTCTAAACTCATAATGCTTGTTTTAATAATGGAAATAATACTTCTCTAACTTTATCTACACCATGTTCTTTTACTGAATCTGACAAATCTTTTTCCATAGGGAGTAGTATAGTATTAAAACCATACTTATCCTTATATCTCTGAGCAGCTTTGATGCCGGGCTCATCATTGTCAAATAGAACAATTATCTTTTCATAGTGTGGTCTCAGTTCTCCAATTGCTTTTTCACCTATCATAGTATTCTCACTGTCCGGAGCAATAGCTTCAATATTACTTATACCAAGTTTATTAAAAGCCATTAGGTCTTTAAGTGAAGAAGTAATAAGCAAATACTTACAATCATGTCTTAACTGATCTGTACCCTGAATATAATTCTCTACTTTAATAAATTTTTTGTCAGTATTCTTAGGCATATAAATTTTATACAAGCTACCATCATTTCTAAAATAACCATAAACATAGTTCTTTCTGAATGTATAAGATATTTCTGCACCATCCAAATCAAGCTTACTCATAGTAAAGAATGATAATGGAATAACATTATATCTGTCCAGCATTTTAGAACCAATTTTATATCCCATCCAGTATGTCTGATCAAAGTTTGTCCAGTGCCTCATTT